GGATCAACTTGAGGCCCTCGGCGTCGTCGGGCCGCAGATGCACCGCGTCGCCGAGATCGCCGCCAAGCTTGATGACCAGGCGCGCGCCGTGCTGCTGAAGTCCTTGCTGCAGCAAGCCGAAATGGCCCTTCAACTTCGCAGCACGGCCAGCCCGCGCGGAGGGGCTGGCTCCGTGGTCACGTTTTCCGATTCATCGGATTCGTCCAGCGAAGCGGCATAGCTACCTGGCGGACGTGATCCGCCTGCGCCCCGGACCCTGCCCGCCGGGCTGCCACGCCTGCGCAATCGACTGACCTGACCGCCCCGGATCGCTGGCGATCTCATGCCGCAAAATTCTGCTTGACGTGCCGCCCGGCATCAGCAATACTTTGCGCATCGTCACCGCACGACAGGAGCCGCAGATGTCCGCCGCCCTCTCCCGCTACGCCAACCCCGGCGCCGAGCTCGGCCACGCCGGCGACCGCGCCCCGGTGCATGCCGATGCGCGCCTGGAATTCGCGGCTGACCTGCCGCGGCTGCCCGACAGCGGGCCGCGCGCACAGATCCTGCAGCGCGACGCCGACCGGCTCGAGCGCACTCGCCAGATGCTCTGCGACGCGCTCGAGGATCTGCTCCAGGCCCACGCCAGCATTCGCGGCAACGACGACCGCGCGGTGGTCGCGGCCCGCCGCGCACTCACGCTCGGGAGGCTCGCATGAGGGCCGAGAACGCATTGCTGCGCCGCGCGCGGCAGGCCGATCTGGCGGCGCATCAGATGCGCCTGGTCGACCTGATCGCCCTGGCGCTGGGCTACGGCCTGCTGCTGTCCATGTGCGTCGGCGGCTTCATCAGCCTGATCGACTGGCTGCAGGGCAACCCGCAGACGGTCCTGCCGCAGATCGCGGCGCTGCTCGCGAGGCTCGACTGATGGCCGCCCCGCTCGTTGTCTACGGGCCGCAGGGCTGCGGCAAGACCGCGAACGCCAAGGCGATCGCCGACTACTTCTACTGCACGTCGGTCGTCGACGACTGGGACGGACGATCGGCGCTGCCCGACGGCGCGCTCGCGCTCTGCCAGCAGTATCCGCGTCTCCGCGGCTGCGACATCCTGAGCTTTCAGGCCGTGATGGCGGCGATGAAGGCCCGCGCGCGGAGCACGCCATGACCAGGTGGCCCGCGATCCTCTGGTGGTGGGCACGCGTGACCTACCTCGAGCTCGTGCATGCGCGCATCGTCGAGCAGGCGCCGCACCATCCCGAGGCCACCGTAACGTGGCTCGAGATCCAGCACGCGCGCGGCCGGTTCGCTGCCGCCTGGGGCCCGCGATGAGCCCGCGCGAGATCCACCTGCTCGAGGCCCGCCGGCGCGCATGGTCGATCCGCAGCGCGCGCTCGGAGGTGATGCGGCGCGCGGCGATACAGCGCGTGCTGTTCGAGCTGCGCGAGGCGCTGCGGGCACCGAAGAGGGCGACGCAATGATGCCCGCGTTGATCGGATTGACCGGCTATTCCGGCAGCGGCAAGGACACGGTGGCCCGCTTGCTGGCCGAGCGCCACCGGGTCGCGCGGCTCGCCTTCGCCGACGAGCTCAAGCGCGAGGTCGCCGCGGCCTGGCACGTCGACGTCGCGCTCTTTCACGATGCTGGCCTCAAGGATGTCAGCCTTCACCAGCTCGCGCTGGCGCGCTGCACGAACGTCGAGTTCGCGGCCTACCACTGGCATCTGGCCGACCTCGGCGCGCTGAAGCCGCGCACCGTGATGCAGGCCTGGGGCGACTGGGTGACCGCGCGCGATCCGCTGCACTACGTGCGTGTCGTCGACGCGCAGCTGCGCGAGGTCTCGGCCACCGAGCCGCAGGCGGTGATCGTCACCGACGTCCGCCAGGATCGCGAGCACGACTGGCTGCGCACGCACGGCGGCGTCCTCTGGCGCGTCGGGCGGCCCGGCCAGCGACAGCCATCTGGCCACGTGACCGAGTGGCAGCAGCGGCACTGGCGGGTCGACGCGGAGATCGTCAACGACGGCGGGACCGAGCAGCTGGCCAAGGTCGCGAGCGACCTGCTGCTCGAGCTGATCGTGCCGGCCGAACTGAGGGACGGATAGGGATGCCCGTGAGCGAGAGGGAGAACGCCGAGGTATGCAGTGCAGCTTGCTGCTTGCCAGATGCCGAAGCCGGCGCACTGATGATGCCGGCCGATCGAAGCAGCATCGAACAGGCGTGACAGGCCGGAGAGACGGCCACCGAACACACGAGCACGGCGACGCCGGCGCAGTGACGCGCGCCAGCGACACAGCAAAGCGACCACAGACCGCCCGGGTAGCCGCCGGGGTCGCGCAAGACGGGTCCAGCAGCCCCATGTCAAGGGGCGCCCGGACGGAGTGCCGGGCCACGGCGGAGGCGGCCACCTTCAACCAACGGGAGCCAGCATGGACAAGTGGAAATTCGGTCTGCACGACGACGTGAGGATCTCGGTCAGCGGAGAGGTCGGAACCGTCATCGGCCGCGCCGAGTACGCCTCATCGAACGAGCGGAGCTTCTTGCTGCGCTACAGAGCCGCGGACGGCTGTGCCGTCGAGTCCTGGTGGCCGGAGTCGGCGCTCGAGCTCCGCGCGCAGCGCGTCGACGCGTAGGCAGGCAAGTGCAACCGCCCGGTGCGATCGGGCGAAGACCGGACGCCGCGGGTTCGAACAGCAGGTCAGGCGCGACGGGGTGGAAGGCCCCGACCAACAACCGAGGAACCGATGGCCATTCGACCTTTCATCGACACGCTGACCGCACTGCGGTACGGCGAACTGCACGACGAACTGAGCGAGAAGCTCAACGAGCTCGTCGCTGCCTGCGCGGACACCGGCAAGGCCGGAACCCTGACCCTGACGCTCAAGCTCAAACCGTCCAAGGGCGCCGCGCTCGAGATCAGCGACGAGGTCAAGGTCAAGGTGCCGAAGCTCGAGCACGGCTCGACGCTGATGTTCCCGACCCCCGAGGGCAACCTGCAGCGGGAAGACCCTCGCCAACTCAAGCTCGAAGGCCTGCGCGAGGTCAAGCGCGAGGACGGCGAGCTCCGCAACGTCGCCCAGGCCTGAACGGGCGCAACAGGAGAGACCATGAATCACGACCCCATGGAAGACCCGACCGTCGGCGATCTGGTCGCGCTCGGCTCGGCGCTGGCCCTTCATTCACAGGTCCGCGACGGCGCGACGCCGTATGCCGTCATCCCAGCGGGCTACACGGTCCACGACCTCGAGCACACGCTGCCGGCACCGATGCGCAAGCGCGGCACGATCAGCGTGGACGACGAGGCCTCATTCATCGAACTGGTTAACCGGCACAAGACGGCCGCGACGACGATTTACGCCAAGGTGAGCCCTCCGGCCTTCGTCGCGGTGATCAACGACCACTCGGCCAAGACCGCCGGGTGGCGCGATCACAAGATCATCTGGGCTGCCGAGCGATCGCACGAGTGGAAGACCTGGACGAGCGCGAACAAGCGGGGCATGAAGCAGGTCGAATTCGCCCAGTTCATCGAAGACAACCTCCCCGACATCGTCGAGCCGGCCGGCGCCGAAATGCTCGAGATCAGCCGCACGCTGGAAGCGAAGAAGAAGGTCAACTTCGCCAGCGGCATCCGGCTGTCGAACGGGCAGACCGAGCTCACCTACGAGGAAGAGATTCAGGGCACCGCGGCGAAGGGGAAGCTCCAGATCCCGGAGGCCTTCGTGATCGGGCTCCCGGTACTCGAGGGCGGCGCCAGGTACGCCGTGAGCGCCCGGCTGCGCTATCGGATCGCCGAGGCGCAGCTTCTGATCTGGTTCGACCTCGAGCGCCCGCACAAGGTGCTCGAGGACGCGGTCCAGCAGGCGCGCGCATCCATCGCCGAGAAGGCCGGCCTGCCGATCGTGCTCGGGTCGATCTGACACGAGGATCGAGATATGGCCACCGGATCAGCAGCTGCAGCGCGTGAGCGGCTCACCGCCGCCGCCTACCGCACCGGCCGAGCGCAGTTCGAGCCGCGCTGCGATGGCTGCGCGCACCACCGACCGCTCGAGCGCGGCACGCGCTACGACCGCTACTGCAGCCACCACCGCGCCGGCGTGAAGACGCACGGCCACTGCAACGACTGGAGCCGCAAGGCATGAACGGCCTGCCCCACCGCGGCCTGCGCCCGGCTGCCGATCTCGCCACTGATCGGCCGCATGGCGATCGCCTGCGCTACGTCGCCGGCTGCCGCTGCGACGACTGCCGGGCCGCCAACGCGCGCTATGAGCGCGAGCGCCTCGCGGCCCGCCAGGCCGGCGATTGGAACGGGATCGTGCCCGCCGATCGTGCGCGAGCGCACCTGCTCAAGCTCTCGAAGGCCGGCGTCGGCCGGCGCGCCGTGGCGGCCGCCAGCGACGTCGCGCTGTCCGTGCTGTACGACATCCGCATGGGGACCAAGAAGCGCATCCGCGCCCGCACCGAGCGCCTCATCCTGGCCGTGTCCGTGGCACAGGCCTCGGATCGTGCACTGACCTCGGCCAAGCGCACGCACAAGCTCATCGCCGAGCTGCTCGAGGAAGGCTACACGGCCGGGTTTCTGGCGCAGCGCCTCGGCTACCGGCACCGCGGGCTGCAATTTCGTGCCGACCGAGTGACGGTCAGGAACGCCGCGCGCGTCGCGCGCCTGCACAGGGAATTGACGACATGAGGCTCGAGGTCAACACGAACGGCGCCTGGCGGATCGTGCTCAGCGGGGTCGGCGTGATCGACGACGGGGCGCAGCTCGACCGTATCAAGGCCGCGGCAGCCGAGCTGACCCGCGCCGGCGCCGAACTGATGCGCCGACCTCCCACCTGGCGCCTGGTCAGCGAGGCCGACGACCGGGTCGTTGCGTACTGCGGCGGCGAGCACGGATGGGAAGGGGTTGTTCGATGACCACCGGCGCCCATCCCCTTCGCGGCACCGTGCTGCGCGCCCTGCAGGTCGCCCCGCGCAACAGCGCCGAACTGGCGCGAGCGATCGCCCAGCATTCCCCGCGCAACATCGCATTCGCGGTCGAGGCGCTTGCCGCCGAGGGCCTGATCGCGCTCAAGTGGTCGCGCTGGCGGCTCACGCGGCGCGGACGCGAGGCGCTGCCGAGCATTTCGTCGCTGCCGCCGATGCGGCCGTACGTGCCGCCGATGGTCGTACGTCGGCCCGGCAGCGATCACTCGCACATTCCGTCGCTCGCGGGCGGGAAGCTCATCAGGAGGTCGGCGTGACGATTTCGGCACATCCCCTGCAATGGCCGGCCGGCTGGAAGCGCATCGACGCACACTACCGACGCGCCGCGCGTTTCATTCGCGGGCGCAGGCAGACGGGCCTCGGATGGGAGTCGTCGCGGCCGGTCACGCTGACCGAGGCGGTTGATCGCGTGCTCGCCGCCGGCCTGCTCGGCTGCGGATCGGCGTCCGACGACCCGGCGCAGATCGTGGAGAAACCTGCTCCTGTGGAGACGCAACGATGACAAGCCCCGACTTTGAAACATTGCGTGCCCATAGAAATGCGCGAGCGCAGGAGATATTCCAGAAGCTCGCCGACGAGCACGGCATGCCGCTGGAGTCCATGCAAACCACCTTCAATCCGAACGCCTGCTACTGCGACTGCGGCAATGGCGGGCCGTGCGAGCACACCTGGGACGGCGAGCCGTGGGAGAGCGACGGTCTTTGGACGGCGACCTGCTCGCGCTGCGGATGCACGGCGTTCAGTCACGACATGAGGACGGCACCATGATCAACGGCCAGATCGAGCAGGAAATCCAATCGAAGGGCCTCGCCGCGCCGCGCATAACGCCGGCCGACATCGAGGCGAACATCGTCCATGAAGTCTATTTCTCGGCTGGAGAAGCAGCGGTGGCTTTCGCGCCCGAGTTTCCGAATTACCGTCCGCTGCCGCAATCAGCGCAGCCGATGAACCTGTTGACCATCTGCGTCCTGGTGCTGCGCAACGGCTTCACCGTCACCGGCGAGTCGGCGTGCGCGAGCCCCGAGAACTTCGACGCCGAGCTCGGCCGCAAGATCGCGCGGCAGCACGCCGTCTCCAAGATCTGGCCGCTCATGGGCTACGCGCTTCGGGAGCGGCTGGCGCAAGGGGAGGCGCGATGAGCGGCGAATCGAAGATCGAGTGGACCGACTCAACGTTCAATCCGTGGATCGGCTGTACGAAGGTATCGCCCGGCTGCGACCACTGCTACGCGGAGGCATGGGATCGACGCTTCGCAGAGAGCGGCCACGCAATGCACTGGGGCACGGGCAAGGCGCGCCGGCGCACGAGCGAGTCGAACTGGCGGCAGCCGGTCCGATGGAACGCCGCACATGACGCGTTCCTCGCAGAGCACGGCCGTCGCCGACGCGTGTTCTGCGCATCGCTGGCCGACGTGTTCGACAACGAGGTGCCGGACCACTGGCGCTGGGATCTGTTCCGCGTCATTGCAGCGACACCGAACCTCGACTGGCTCCTGCTGACGAAGCGCATCGGCAACGCGCTGAAGATGCTCAACGAGGCGGCGGCGGCCGTCGAGGATGATTTCGCCGGCGCGTCCACATGGGATCGCTCGCCGTGGGCGAACGTCTGGATCGGCGCCACGGTCGTCAACCAGGAGGAGGCCGACCGCGACATCCCGAAGCTGCTCGACACGCCGGCCGCGAAGCGGTTCATATCGATCGAGCCGATGCTCGGTGACATCCGTCTCGGGTCATTCCTGCAACGCTCACCCAGCGCAGCTTTCGCCAACGGCTGCGTCACCCCAGACATGCCGGCATGGACGCGGATCGGCGCTACCGCGATCGACTGGGTGATCTGCGGCGGCGAGAGCGGCCGTCATGCCCGGCCGATGCATCCCGACTGGGCGCGCAGCCTGCGCGATGAGTGCTCGGCTGCCGGCGTGCCGTTCCTGTTCAAGCAATGGGGCGAGTGGCTGCCGTGGCACCACTTCACCGGTGCACGGATTGACGATCCCCCCGAGCGCACGCGATTCGTTACTCGCGAGTGGCTCGACGACAGATGGATTGACGTCGGCCGCCCCGACTTCTGGGACAGCAAGGACGGCGACATCGACGACATGCAATGCGTGGGGCGCGTCGGCAAGAAGGCGGCCGGCCGCCAGCTCGACGGGCGCGAATGGAATGGATTCCCGACGGAGGCCGCACGATGAAAGAGCGCGAACTGCGCCAGCACGCGACCTGCTCGCTGTGCCGCCAGAAGATCGGCCACACCGGCCTGCCGCTGTTCTGGACCGTGAAAATCGAGCGCTTCGGCATCGACCTGGCCGCAGCGCAACGCCAGCACGGCCTCGGGCTGATGATCGGAGGCCCGCTGGCGATGGTCATGGGCCCCGACGAGGACCTCGCGACGCCGATGATGGAGCCGCTGACGCTCACGGTGTGCGAGCGATGCGCGTGCGAGCGGGATCTGCCGGTGGCTGCGCTGGCCGAGGTCGAGCGATGACGAACATCGCCACCGTCAGCGACGAAGAGCTGCAGCACACGCGCGAGATCTACGCTGACCTGGTCGCCGAGGGCCGCGAGCTCGACCCCGCCAGCGAGCTCGATCGCATGCACGCGCGCGGGATCATCCCGTTCACGCTCGAGCTGATCGACGAGGTGCTGCGGCAACGGAAGTGGGCACGCGAGATGGTCGAGATGGCAGCCTCGGGCGGCCGGCTCGATGGATACCGGGAACTGGCGGACAAGCTCGCGGCGAAGGATGGGGAGATCGAGCGCCTGACCGACGAGAACGGACGTCTGCGCGCGGACCTACTCGCTGGCCGGAACGTCGTCAATGCCGGGCTGACGATACACACGTTGACTCTTGAGCGCGACATGCTCAGGCAGGAAATCGAGCGCCTGACCGCCGCGCTCCGCGCGGACTGTGAGGCACGCAATCAGAAGCTGCGCGCCGCCTGCACCGCGCTCGCGGCGCTCGTGCAGCGGGATCGGGTCGCGCTGTACGAGGCGCACCGGAACCCGGACACCGGAGAGGTCGATGCCGCCGGGCAGGCAGGGCTGGACGAATCCGGCGATGCTCGCGGCGCTGGCGGATCAGGCGAAGGGGAGCGAGTGATGACCCGCTGGCACATGTGCCTCAACGTGCGCGGGTTTCTGCGCAATCACCGATTCCCGCGCGGCTACCGGGGCGTTTTCCGGCACGACGACGGCCGGCTCATGACGCCCGATGAGGCGCGCGACCATCTGCTCGATGAACTCGCACGTGGGCACGAGCTGATCCCGATCGGCGACTGCGACAACTTCGACCACTCGACCGGCGGCGGGTGCCGCGGGCACGTGGAGGGGAGCGAGTGATGGACCGCCTACTCCGATACGCCCTGCTCGCTCTCGCCCTGCTGCTGATGGTGCCGGCCCTGCTCATGCTCGCTGATGCGTGGACCTGGATCGTGTTCGACCGCACGTTGACTGGTCTCGAATGGTGGCGGAGCGGAAGGTCCCTCGTCGCCTGGTTGATGGTCGCCATCGCAACATTCGTCGTGATGGCTGCAGCGGACTTCTGATGCTGATCCTCGAATACGACTGCCCGGTCGACGGCATCGACTACGATCTCGAGGTCGCCGCCGCGTGGCAGGGCCAGCGAATCTGCCGCGTCGGCTGCGGCCGCGACCATGTCCTCGGCGTCGACGTCGACGCGAACGTGCTCGACAAGGGCGGGCGATTCGTGCGCTCGATCGTCAGGCCCGGGGCGCAGGACGACTGACCATGACCCCCGCGCTGCGCGAGCTCGTCCGCTGGCTGGCTGCCGAGGCGATCGCCGAGGCCGCAGCGGGCGCGCGTGCCGACCGCGGTACGATGTCCGACCAGACCCCGCCGGAACCCGACCATGACCGCCGCGATCTACGCCCGGTTCAGCACCGACAAGCAGTCCGAGGCCTCGATCGCTGACCAGTTCCGAGTCTGCGAGGCGCGCGCCGCCGCCGATGGCCTGATCGTCACGGCCCGCCACGGTGACAACGGCGTCTCGGGCTCGACACCGGTGGCGCAGCGCCCGGGCGGCCGGGCCCTGCTCGCCGACGCGCTCGCCGGCAGAATCACGGTGCTGCTCATCGAGTCGCTCGATCGCATCAGCCGCGACCAGGTCGAGCTCGAGCGCACGGTGCGCCGGCTCGAGCACCGCGGCATCCGCATCATCGGCGTCTCCGACGGTTACGACTCCGCGGCCGCCAGCCGCAAGGTCGTGCGCGCCGTGCGCGGAATCGTGGCCGAGCTCTACCTGGACGACCTGCGCGCGAAGACGCATCGGGGTCTGGCGGGCAAGGCGGCGGCTGGCTACTCCGCAGGCGGCCGGTCCTACGGCTACCGCAGCGAGCATGACGGCCGCGGCTACCGGCTCGCGATCGAGCCGGCAGAGGCCGAGTGGGTCCGGTGGATCTTCGCCCGCTACGTCGACGGCTGGTCGGTGCAGCGCATCGCCCACGAGCTGAACGCCCAGCGCGTGCCGGCGCCGCGCTCGGGTAGCTGGGCGGCCTCGTGCATCTATGGCTCGGCCAAGCAGGGCGCCGGGCTGCTCAACAACGAGCTCTACATCGGCCGGATGATCTGGAATCGCCGGCAGTGGGTGAAAGACCCGGACACCGGCCGGCGACAGAAGCTCGATCGCCCGCGTTCGGAGTGGCAGGTGCACGAGGCGCCCGAGCTGCGCATCGTCGACGACGAGCTCTGGCAGGCCGCGCGCGCGCGGATGGCGACGCCGCGGCGGGTCGGCGGCGGATCGGGCAAGGGAGCACCCGGGCGCACGCTGTTCGGTGGGCTGCTGAAGTGCGGCGTGTGCGGCGGCGCCGTGACGGCCACGAGCGCCCGGCACTACGGATGCGTCGCGCGCAAGGATCGTGGCCCGACCGTGTGCGCGGGCGTCGTCGCGCCGCGCCAGGCCACCGACCGCCGGCTGCTCGCGATGGTGCGACAGGATCTGCTCGGGCCCGAGGCGCTGGCCGAGCTGCAGCGCGCCGTCGCCGAGCATGCCGCCG